GCAAAGGAACTTCGACTCATTGACATGACGTTGAAGATGTACACGCGTCCCGTCCTGCAACTAGATCAGGCGATGTTGACCAACGCACTACATGAGGAGAAAGAAAAACGTGAATCGCTACTCGAAAAACTCGGCATCAACGAGGCTGACCTCGCGTCGAATCCAAAGTTTGCTGCCGTACTTGAAACGCTCGGGGTTCCTGCCCCAACAAAAGTCAGTAAAACTACCGGGAAGCAAACACTCGCGTTGGCGAAGAACGACGCCCTCTTCCAAGCGCTACTCAACGGTGAGCGTGAGGACGTTGCCTCTCTTTGTGAGGCTCGCCTTCGGGTTAAATCTACGACGGAGCGAACTCGCGCCCAACGGTTCCTTGACATCTCGCGCAGAGGGGCACTCCCTGTTCCGCTTTCGTATTATGGCGCTGCGACGGGACGATGGACGGCAAGCAAAGGTAGCGCAATCAACATGCAAAACCTCAAGCGCGGCAGCTTCCTACGAAAAGCAATTATGGCTCCCGCTGGCCACCAACTCGTTGTGGGCGACCTCTCGCAAATTGAACCGCGAGTGCTTGCGTGGCTGGCTGACTACGAAGATATGCTTGAAATCTTTCGGGCTGGTGGTGACCCTTACGCGGCCTTCGGTGCGCAGATGTTTAACATACCCGGACTTACTAAAGAATCTCATGGGGATCTTCGCCAAAGCGCAAAATCTGCTTTACTGGGCGCAGGTTATGGTCTCGGGTGGGCATCGTTCGCGGCGCAGCTTCTCGTGGGGTTCCTTGGTGCGCCGCCAGTGCGATACGACAAAGCGTTTGCAAAGAAGCTCGGTGTGACCAACGAGGACGTGGAGCGCTTCCTCGCCAACAAAGAGTACCTTGAGAAGATGGCAGAGATTCCCCACATCTGCACCGAGACCGAGCTGCTCATTCACTGCCTTGCATCTAAGGCCATCATCGACATCTACCGTTCGACGGCGTATCCGGTTGTTGGGTTGTGGCAGTTGTTCGACCAGTTGATTGAGCGCAGTTTGTTTGGCGGCCATGAGTACAGCCACAAGGGCTGCGTGACTTTCAAGAAGGGGGAGATCATCCTGCCCTCCGGCATGAGCCTGTTGTACCCTGACCTCAAACGCACCAAGGACGACAAGGGTAGGGCCCAGTGGACATACGGCCCAGATTCGACTAAACTGTACGCAGGAAAAATAACGAACAACGTCACGCAGGGCGTAGCAAGATGCGTGATGACAGACGGGATGCTTCGCGTAGCAAAAAGGTATCCGGTCAAAGGCACAGTGCATGACGAGTTAATCGCCGTTGTGCCCGATGCAGAAGTGAGTGACGCTAAGACTTGGGTCTTGGCGCAGATGGTTATGGAGCCGCGCTACATGCCGGGCATACCTCTGGACGCTGACGGTGGCGCACACCGCCGTTATGGGTTGGCTAAAAATTAAGGAGAAGTGATGCGTAATTTTTCACAGGAGTTGGTGAACAGCCTAGACAAAACAACCGAGGATGGGTTTACTGAGGCGCTGATGATTTGCATCGCGTCTTTGAAGGATCAAAACGGTTTGTTGATAAATGTTCGTTTGGGCAACACGATAGAAGATCAAATACATTTTGCAAAACAAATAACACGCATGATGCTGAACAAGGAGGAGCGATGAGTGAACATCCGTTAATGTTTGGTTTTGGTAAAGCGCAAGAGGAAGTAAAAAACTACCCAATGGTTTTTACAGGGCACTACCTTGTGGGGGGCAACCCCGACGACTTGGAAAACGGGTACTGGGACACGCAGGAACAAGCGATAGAAGCGTTTGCTACACAGTTTCAAAAACTAGCAGAAGTAGCCAAGCACCAGTTCTTGTTTGTACGCAGACCGCCAATGCTGACCCAGCACAAAACCTTCGAAGACAAAACAAAGTACCGAATGGTCGGACGATTTTCAATAGGCCATATAAAGGAGAAGCAATGAAGTTGACAAAGTACAGAATAGTACGAGACGTTTACGCAGGGTACGAAGTCCAGAAGTGGCGCATATGGTTTCCGTTTTGGATTCAGTGCGGCAACCGAGGGGTAGGCATCAACACGCACATGTCCGTCGAAAAAGCCAAACAATTTATCGAGCATCACAAAAGAAACAATGTTGTATGGGAGGAAGGCAATGAACTTACCACGCAAACTTAAAGTTGGCGACAAGTGGTATTCGATCGAAGTGGTCGAAGCCATGCGAGAGAAAGATCACATGGGGCGTGTGTACTACCCCGAACAAAAGATCAAGATTGGCAAGAAGTCCAGCACCGGCAGGAAGTACGCCAAGTCCGACATCCACGACACGTTCTGGCATGAGTTAGTCCACGCAATCCTTGCCGATATGGGAGAGCACCAACTCAATGAAGACGAACGCTTCGTGACCCAGTTCGCCAACCGATTAACCCGCGCTATAGAAACGGCCAAGTTCCAATGACCAAAGTAACGTGGAGCCACAGCTCCCTCAAAGACTACGAAGGTTGCGCTCGTCGCTACCATGAAGTAAAAATTCTAAAAAACTACCCCTTTGTGGAGACCGCGGCCACACGTTACGGCACACAGTTGCACTTGGCTGCCGAGGAATACATCAGGGATGACAAGCCCCTGCCCCCGCAGTTCGAGTTCATTCAGCCAACGCTTGACGCTTTGAAGAAAAGGCCCGGGCGCAAGTTGTGTGAACAAAAGATGGCGTTGGACGAGAAGCTCAACCCCGTGGGTTGGTTTGACAAAACGGTGTGGGTGCGGGGTATAGCCGACTTGCTCATCATTGACGACGAGAACCTAACCGCTTGGGTTGTTGACTACAAGACAGGCAACAACAAATACCCCGACCGCGACCAGTTAAAACTCATGTCCATCATGGTGTTCAAGCACTACCCCCACATCCGAGAAGTGAAGTCCGCCTTGCTCTTTGTGGTGAAAGAGGATATGGTTAAGCACAGTATGTCGGTCGATGAAGCTGACGCCGAATGGTGGAAATACCGCGAACGCGTTGGCCGCATCGCTGCTTCAATGGACGCCGATGTATGGAACCCAACCCGCACCCCGCTATGCGGCTGGTGCCCAGTCAAGTCATGTGAATTCAATAAGGAGCATTAATCATGGCAACACGTAAACGCGATTACAAAGCAGAGTACCAACGCGATCTGGAGACAGGCAAGTCAGGCCCCGGTTCAGATCAGCATGAGCGCCAACGCGCTCGTCGTGCATACGACAAGAAAGGCATTGATCGCACAGGTAAAGACATTGACCATATCAAGCCGCTACGCAAGGGCGGCAAGTCAACCCCGGGCAACCTGAGACTACGCGCTAAGAAAGCCAACCAAGGCGACAACAAATGACCTTCGCTAAAAAGTACCGAACAGTTGCAGATGTGCTGAAAAACACCAAGCGAAACGGTTCTTGTATGGAATGGCAAGGCGGGGTCAACAAGGAAGGTTACGCAGCTTGCGCTGCGTACGGATTGTTTTCGTCACAGCTTTTGCATCGAGAAGTGTTTGCACTAACCAAAGGAGGGAGGCCCTCTGTAGTCATGCACGCTTGCGATAACCCCGTTTGCATAAACCCCAAGCACTTGTTTGCCGGATCGCCGGAAGCAAACGTGTTAGACAAAGTTTTAAAAAATAGACAAGCGCGGGGGGCTAAAAACGGAAACGCAAAATTAACACAAGCGCAGGTTGACCAGATACGTTTAATGCGTAATGTGCATTTGTGCACGTACAAACAAATTGAAAATCGGTTCGACATTTCTAGGGCAACCGTGTGGCGGGTACTATCAAAAACAAATTGGAGAAGCAATGGAAATCATAGACAACAAGGCACTGCTATTTAGGACGCGCAACCCGGACAAATACAGCATCATTCCTCGCAGTCAGGTTGTAGAACAGTACGAAGATGGGTCGGCAGAGGTAGCGGTATTTTTTGGCTTGGACGAAGCGCGTGTGTTAAAAAATATGGGCGTGAAGAACGTCCCTTCACCGATCACCAAACGCTATGAGTGGCCGGGCAAGTACAAGCCTATGGCTCACCAAGTTGAAACGGCATCGTTCCTGACGCTGCATCGCAAGGCCTTTGTGTTTAGCGAACCCGGCACAGGCAAGACGCTCTCGGCATTGTGGGCCGCAGACTACTTGATGCAGCGCAGGGAAGTTCGTCGCTGTTTGATTCTGTGCCCGTTGTCGATCATGCAGTCGGCGTGGATGCAGGACTTAAACGCTTCGATCATTCACCGCAGTGCAGTCATCGCCCACCACCCGCAAGCATCGCGTCGCATAGAGATGATTCAACAGGACTACGAGTTCGTCATCACCAACTATGAAGGGCTGAACCTGATTGCAGGTGAGATCAACGCCAACGGTAAGTTTGATCTGGTCATCGTCGACGAAGCCAATGCTTACAAGACCGTTACAACGAAGCGTTGGAAGTCCTTACAGTCGATCATCAAACCGGACACGATGCTGTGGATGATGACGGGAACCCCTGCTTCGCAGTCCCCCGCTGATGCGTATGGCTTGGCCAAGCTCGTTAACCCCAACGGTGTGCCCAAGTTCTTTACGGCGTGGCGTGACTCGGTGATGAACAAAGTGACGATGTTCAAGTGGGCGCCCAAGGCCACGGCAACGGAGACAGTTCACCAAGCATTGCAGCCATCCATCAGGTTCACAAAAGAACAGTGCTTGGACTTGCCGCCCGTCATTACCATGACCCGCGAAGTGCCGATGACCCCGCAGCAGAAGAAGTACTACGACCTGCTCAAAGAGCGTATGCTGATTCAAGCCGCAGGGGAGACGATCAGCGCGGTCAATGCCGCTGCTGGCGTGAGCAAGTTGTTGCAGATCAGTTGTGGCGCAGCCTACACCGATGACAAAGAAGTGGTTGAGTTTGACGCCGCGCCTCGCTTGTCGGTACTGGAGGAAATTTTGGACGAGACAGATCGCAAGGTCATCATCTTCGCCCTGTTCCGATCTAGCATCGACACCATCAACACCCACATGGCAAAGCAAGGCATCAAGTCGGAGATCATCCAAGGGGACGTGCCGCCAAGCAAACGTGCTGACATCATTCGCCGATTCCAGAACGAGCCGGACTTGCGCGTGTTGGTGATGCAGCCACAAGCGACTGCACACGGGATTACCCTGACTGCCGCCGACACGGTTGTATTCTATGGGCCTCTTATGTCGGTTGAACAGTACATCCAATGTATTGCACGCGCTGATCGCAAGGGTCAGAACTCTGACAAAGTTACCGTCATTCACATCGAGGGTTCGCCCATCGAGAAGAAGATGTTCAAAGCCCTTAGCGGGAAAGTGAGCGACCACTCACTTCTGACTCAACTGTTCGACACTGAAATTAAATCTTGAAAGGGGGTTGTTGAGATTAAAAAACCATGTACACTTGTCAAACGCTAGACACAAATAATAGGAGAAGTAAATGAGCGAAGATGTTATTCCACTCGATAAACTGGCAAAGGTTTATCGCAAAATGCGTGACCAGATTTCAGAGTTGACCAAGGAGTACGACACGAAAGTCGAAGTGCTCAAGGCCCAGCAAGAAGAAATCAAGCACGCGATGAAAGAGCAGATGCAAGCGCTTGGCGTCACGTCTGTTCGCACGCCTCAAGGCACGGTGGTGTTGTCTGTCAAGACACGCTACTCGACAGCCGACTGGGACTCATTCAAGAAGTTTGTCGTTGAACATGACGCGCTCGACCTGTTCGAGAAGCGGATTGCGCAGGGCAACATGAAACAGTTCCTAGAAGAAAACCCCGGTGTCGTACCCCCGGGTCTGAACTCCAACGCGGAGTATGACGTATCGGTACGCAAACCAACTTGAAAACCCTATGACCAAGAAAACATTATCTTCACAAGAAGTGCGGGATTCGATAGAAGCCTCCCCGGCGGAACTGACTCCCGAAGTATCGGAACACGACCTAGCACGTGCAGACCAGTACCTTCGCGACACCGCGCTTGGGTACGCGATCACCTTCCACAAAAACAATGGCGGGATGCTGCACGCAGCACAGATCATCGACAACGCCAACGCGTTTCTGGCATTCCTCAAAGGAGTAACAAAGTGAGTGAAGAAGCACAAACTATCGACACGACAACCCAGATACCCATGCTGCTGACGGTGGCCGAAGTTCAAGGCGTATTGTTTGCTTTGCGCAAACTGCCAATGGAACAAGCCGAAGCGCTGGTGTACAACATCCAAACCCAAGCCAATACTTTTTTGCAAAACATGACTCCCAAGGAGAAAACAAGTGAGTAACGTAACCCTTTTCAACGGCGCAAACCTTCCCGCATTCGCCAAGCGTGGTGAACTGTCCGAAACAGCCAAAGCCCTGATGGGTAGCGGCGGCAACGGCGGCAAACGCATTTCAATCAAAGGCGGCGTGTTCCGCCTCATGGTCAACGGCAAAGAAGTGACTGCCATTGACGAGCGTTATCTGGACGTGGTGATCGTCAAAGCCGCCCCCAAAGTAGCGCGTACCTTTTTCTTAGAACAATATGACAGTGACAAACCTGCTGCACCAGATTGCTGGTCAAACGATGGCGACGCACCCGACGCCAAAGCAAAGAACCCACAAGCCAAGACCTGCGCTACCTGCCCACAAAACATTGCTGGTTCTGGAACGGGTCAAAGCCGTGCTTGCCGTTACCAGCAACGCTTGGCTGTAGTGTTGGCCAATGATGTCGAAGGCGAAGTGATGCAACTGGCCCTGCCCGCCACATCTGTCTTCGGTAAAGAAGAAGGCGATAACCGTCCTTTGCAAGCCTACGCCCGTTGGCTCGGCGCTCAAAGCGTTGGCGCTGACATGGTTGTGACTCGCATGAAGTTTGACACCAAGTCGGAAAGCCCCAAGTTGTTCTTCAAGGCTATGCGTTGGTTGACCGATGAGGAATATGCGACTGCACAAGAGCAGGGCAACAAGCCCGAAGCAGCCCAAGCGATTGTGTTGAACGTGGCGAATGTGGACAGCAAACCTGCTGACGCGCTCGAAGGTGCTGCACCAAAGGCCAAAGCGAAAGCCGCACCCGTGGAAGCTGACGAGGACGATGAAGCGCCAGCACCCGCACCGAAAGCTGCAAAGAAAGCCAAAACCGCGCCAGCCCCAGTTGAGGATGACGAGGACGAAGCCGAACCTACTGTGAAAAAAGAGGCCAAGAAGCCCAGCGCAGTTCCAGCCAAGAAATCCCTAGCCGACGTTGTTGGCGCATGGGACGACGAGGATTAATTGAATCGGGGGAAAGCTGTCGGCAATTCCGCCATAGATACCAGTGGCAGTGAGTACCCCACCAAACAAAGGAGAAATAAATTGATGATAAT